GCGTCTGTAATCTGCTGCGCAAACTCTAATTCCCCTTTACTTCTCTGGTATGTAACCACGCTCTAAATCCGTTTTAGAAGGCTCAACAAGCTTGGGGATGTCTGTCCTCCTCCCTTTCTTGAAAGAGAAGGGCTTCCCACTAAACCACAATGGGATGATAGGATGCTCGGGATCATACCTGTTCTTCAAGCAATTCAGATACCCATCAGGCCACCTTAAAGCCTCTTCATCCTCTGGGTTTTTCCTCAACGCCACCTGCTTCTTCAACTGCTTCCATATTGTGAAGGCATAATCAGCTAAATCTGAAATCTCTCCGCTGCCTTTGATATCCATCTTATCTGGCATTTTGTATTCAGACTCTCCTTTGCGCATATGGGCAACCAGATGTATGTGTAGTCCTGTCGTTCTAGCAGCCTCCTTCAGCATCCTGACAAAATTCTTCTGCCCAAGGTTAAGGTTAAGCTGATCCGTCTGAAGGTCCACCATCATCAAGGAATCAATCACCAGATGGGTGAACTGATTGACAGCCGCCCATCTAGCCAGAGCAATTATCTCCGTAGCCTTTACGTGCTCCTCCTTCCCATAGATGTACACCTTCCCTTCCAAATAATCCATTATATAACTGGCCGCTTGGGCTGTCGGTTCAGAAACACCCAACGCTTGCTTCACCATCCGTTCAATTTGAACATGAACAGCCATCTCGGGAGACCAGAATAGAATCTTCTCCTTCTTGTCTGTATACTTGCCATCAGCCCACCAGAGGCAGAACTGTTGGATAAGCGCTGACTTGCCATGACCATTCACCCCAGCCCAGACTGAAAGTGTGCCGGGTAGTATACGCAGGTCGGTGTCATTAAGACATGGAAGTCGGCACCCTGCTTTATTGTTACGATTCTCGATCCACTGAAGTGTCTCTTCTCTAAAGTTATTCGGAGAGAACACATGGCCCGAAACGTCCAACGGAGACATATAATCATCGAGATCAGGAGTGATAAGTTGCATCAGTCTTCCTCAAATTGAGCGAGTGGGTCATCACTATACAGCAACCATCTCTCTTGTTCAAGGAATTTCATCGCCCCCGGCACCCACTTGCCCTCCTCAGACTTCCAGTCAATGCTTTCATTGTGCTCTCGGAGGCATTTAAGAATGTTGTCAGCAACTGTCTCGAGTTTATTCTTCCTCCAGTACTGGGCTATTTTCTTCTGGACTCCAAGCCGGTGACGAGGGTAACGAGAGCAGAATTTCACACATCCATCCTGTTTAGGTGGACTCTTCTTATTCTTTTCTTTTAAAGATTCTTTTAATGCCACCACTGTGGTGGAGTCTGACCCTACCACAGGGGTGCAGTCTGAATAAGATACAAGCTTGTAGACGTTGGTATCCCGATACCTCTGCTCACGCTCTAGGGTTCCAAAGGCTACCATCTGGGAAACCATCTTGCTACAGTACTTGGGCGTGTGCCCACTGCGCTCGGCAATCGTCTTCAAGCTAGGGAAGTGAGGCTGAGGGCAACTCAAGATAGCTGCCAGAACTCTCAGATGCCCACCCCTATGTCGATGGTCTTGGAGAATGTACACTGGGAGTGGACCCCAGAAGTTACCGTTGTTCATAGCCTGTCCCACTGGTCGAAACTGTAGTGGTTTTTCGCAGGAGTACGATTTACATTAAGCCCAATCTTGTCCTCGAGCCCAACGATACTTTTCTTGACAGTTCTCTTGGTAAAAGAGCATAACTCCCCGAGCTCCTTCAAGGTCAGATTTGAAGTACCATCTGAGTTAATCTTGAAAGCCATAGCTAAAGCCACAAGCTTTTCGGACGAGCGGAGTTTCTTCGAGCGGAACAAAGCGGTCAGAAGATACTGCCTTTTCTCTTCAAAATTCAGCATAATCAATAACTTACACAGGGTTGCATTCGAATACCCCATATGGTAATCTTCCCTTTATGAAAAGTCAAGCCACTTACATGAACTGGCTTCACGAGCAACCATGCTGGGGATGTGGTAAATACGGGGTAGATGCCCACCATGTGAGACTGGAGACAGGTATAGGGAAGAAGCCCATAGACCTTCACGCTATCCCAGTTTGCAGGGCTTGCCATCAGAAGTGCCATGCCTTAGAATACACGAAGGAGCAACAGCTTACATGGCTATACAAGACACAGAATCGGGCAACACTCGCGTCGCTTATAAAGTGGTGACGCTCATCACCCTGTGGGTTGATAGTGGTCCCGAGCACGATGCGATAGCGAATCTAGCAAAGCAGATTCTCGAGCACGAGATTGGCGAACAGTTAGACGGGGCCGGGTTTCGTATTGGAGATACTGGGTACGAATTCGCCACCGCTGTTAACTCTATCGAATTTGTGAAACGCAACGACCTCCACTGATACTCATGAAAAAACGTTGGATACTTAGAAGCTTTCCGATAAGGAATGAGTGCGCTAGGCAAATCCTAGCAATAGACGTAGAGGATGGAATCCTCGAAGTTACAGTCAAGCCCTATAAAAAGAATAGGTCACTAGAGCAGAACGATATGTTTCATGCGTGGTGCGGATCAATCGCTGAAAAGACGGGGCATACCAAGGAAGAGATTAAAGAAATCGTTGTCGAATATGTATTCGGCACGGAAGAATACCTGAACCTCCAAGGTGAACAGAGGAGCAGGATAAGACAGACCTCGAGTATGAATGTTGGAGAGATGTCAGAACTCATAGAGAGGGCAACACAAATCGGTATCGAACTTGGGGCAGATGTCCCAGAGGTGACACATGGCTAACGGGCACTCAGCAGAAGCAATAGCGGCAACAGCACCAACGGATGATGACAGACGAGAATGGGAGAACTATATGGACGAAGATTGGCCAGCAGTTCGTAAACAACAGCGCATGAATGAACTGAACGTTGGAAAGAAACCAATGACCCGGAAAGAATTTCTAACCGCATTGACCAAAGAGCACAACCTTTCAATAGAAGATGACATTTTCTCGAAGAAAGGACTGTGGGCTATAATCAAGTTGAGCGGGATTGAGAAGATTCAGAACAACCTAAACATCCGGGTCACCTTTGATCACATCGTTACCGAGAGAGACTTTGCCGTCATTAAGGCAACCGCTCATGGTGCAAAAGAGGCTGTGCAGAGTTACGGAAGTTGCTTGCATGGGTCCAAGACCTCAAAACCGCCCGGCAATCATCATGGCTCTTATATGGTAGAGATGGCTGAGAAAAGAGCCAAGGCTCGTGCCGTGCTAAAACTGTGCGGGGCATACAAGTATGGCATCTACTCTGAGGACGAGTCAGACGACTTCAAGCAAGACAAATGAAAGATTCTGACTTTCCTCTACCTATTAGGGTTTGGCCTTTTCCGGAGGAAGCCGTAACTGAAGAGGTTTGCCAAAGGTGTGGCATATGTTGCGAGATAGAAATTAAGCCTAGCTGGACAGACCCCAGACGATTTGAGTGGCTCCGCGCCATAGTTGAAAACCATGACAACATTCAATCCACTGAAAAAGGAATTCGAATCCGTTGTTCCCATCTCAAGGAAACGGTGATGGGGTGGCAAAGGATGCACTGTGATATTTATGATGATCGCCCTCAACTCTGCAGAGATTTCAATTGCGTAAGCTGGGCAAAGTACAGCGGCGACACAACCCAATACAATAGAGTACTGGAAAGGATGGGGCTTCTTAAAGACTCCAATTTTCCTGAAGAGCTAAGAGGGGCAGACATATGAGCCATTGGTACGACAAACAAGGTAACCCTCGCTATGAAGTGCCGGGGAAAAACGGGATGCGCCCTACTACTCTGAGAGAGGCAAGGAAGTATGGTTGGGTGCCGTCTGTCTCTACTGTATGGGGTGATGTTGTTCATAAGCCAATGCTCAATAAGTGGATGCAAAAAGAACTCATGGCTTCTCTATGGGCCGAAGCGCATTCTGCAAAAAACCTGAGCCAGTCAATGGGCTATCTAGAGTACGAAAAATTAGCCAGAGAAAGGTTCAGCCGCAACCAGCAAGATGTTATGAATAGAGGGACCATAATCCACGACCACTTAGAGCAATACTTTAAAAGCGGGAATGCTCCAGAAGGGTATGAGTTAATATGCCGGAACGTCCACCAGAAACTTAATGAGAGTTGCCCAGAGGGTGGCGATTGGGTTTCAGAAAAATCTTTTTCCCACCCCTCGGGATTCGGGGGAAAGGTTGACCTGATGAACGATGAATGGGTGGTGGACTTCAAGACAAAGGTATTTCCTGATAAACCCAACGTGAAGAAAATGGTTTATGACGATTATGGTGCGCAGTTGGCTGCTTACAACTTAGGGCTGGGAGGGACACGCAGGATAATGAACTTATTCATAGACGTTGGAGAAGGACACAGCGTTCTTGAATGGGAGCACGAGGACGTTGAAAGATTAACTAGAATGTTTTCTCATGCTCTCGCGTTGTGGAAGCTGATAAAGAAGTACGACCCATCATGGACTGATCTTAACTCTCTCTACCTTCAATAGGACAATGTAATCATGAATGTTAATAAAGTTATGCTAGTTGGACGAGTTGGAGCAGACCCTCAGATCAGAGAGTCTGCCAAAGGAAACATTGCTAATATTTCTCTTGCCACCAGTAGCGGTTATGGTGACAACGAGAAAGTTGATTGGCACCGAGTCACCTTCTTTGGCAAGATCGCTGATACTGTGAGCGAGTATGTGAAGAAAGGTCAGGAACTGTACGTTGAAGGAAGGATTTCCTACAGCAAGTACACTGACAAGAGTGGTGTTGAAAAGTACAGCACTGACATCATTGCCTACTCCATGCAGATGGGAAGGAAAGCTAATTCCTCTCCGGCCCAAAAGGACGATGATGATCTTCCGTTCTAATGGAAGAGCATCCGTGGAAGAAGGATCGGGAACAGGTCTTTAGAGTTTACCATCTCGCTCGACGTATCTGGGATAAGCGTTATGAGTTAACCCCAACAAAAGGGGTCACATGGGCTGATTGGTTTAAGGCTCACGCTGGAATGACCTTGGATGCATTCGCAGAATGGGCGAAAAAACACAGGTTGAGAGAAGCATGGAGCCGAAGCGTAAAAAAATCCGCCTCCGGGAAAAAGAAACAGGAAAAATAAAAGAACTATCATTCGTGCAGTATGACTCCATACAGGGTCACTGGTGCATCGACTCCAAGGGAAATTGGGAATGGTATGCTCATGACAAATGGGAGAAGGTAAAATGATTACCGAGTACCAGAAGATAATTCACAAGAGCAGGTATGCTAGGTATCTTGACTCGGAAGAACGCAGGGAGACTTGGGAGGAAACAGTCAATCGTTACTGCGACTACATGAGGTGGGTGTTGGCCGGGATTAGTGCAGATTTAAAACCTAAGCCTTATATCCATTTTCCTAAAGAAGTCAAGCAAGCCATCCTTGATATGGAAGTGATGCCCTCTATGAGAGCCTTCATGACCGCTGACCCTGATCCCGGAACAGGCGCTCTGACTAGAGACAACATGGCAGGATACAACTGCGCTTACCTTGCTGTGGACCATATAAGAGCATTTGATGAATCCCTCTACGTTCTTCTATGTGGAACTGGTGTTGGGTTCAGCGTGGAAAGGCAATTCATTAACCGTCTTCCGGAAATCGCTGACGAGTTTCATGAGTCAGACACAACCATTGTTGTTTCTGATAGCAAGATAGGATGGGCTAAAGGGCTGAGAGAATTGGTCAGCCTCCTATACCAAGGGATGATTCCCAAGACAGACTATAGTAGGATTCGCCCAGCCGGAGCGAGACTCAAGACATTTGGTGGCAGAGCGTCTGGTCCTGACCCTCTGGAAAGATTGTTTGGACACTACATACACACGTTCCAGAACGCTAAAGGCAGACGACTGAACAGCATAGAATGTCATGACCTCATGTGCTGGAATGGAGAGAGCGTAGTGGTGGGTGGGGTTAGACGAGCAGCAGAGATTAGTCTGAGCAATCTAACTGACGAAAGAATGAGACACGCAAAGACAGGCCAGTGGCATCTGGAAAACCCACAGAGGGCATTAGCCAATAACTCTGTGTGCTATACAGAAAGGCCAGACATGGGCATCTTCATGCGTGAGTGGCTTGCCTTGTATGATTCCAAAAGCGGGGAGCGGGGCATCTTTAACAGAGAGGCTGCTAAGAAACTCATGCCTGAAAGAAGAGACAAGGACCATGAATTCGGTTGCAATCCCTGTTCTGAAATTTGCTTGAGGAGTGCAGAAACGTGCAACCTTTCAGAAGTGGTGTTACGCCCAACCGACACGATTGATGATGTGTCTCGGAAGATAGGGTTAGCTACCATCCTTGGGACTATTCAATCCGCGCTCACCGACTTCAGATACGTCAGACCGATCTGGAGAAAGAACGCAGAGGAAGAGAGGTTGCTGGGTGTCAGCTTCACGGGAGTGTTTGACTGCCCAACGGTGCTCAACGCTACCCCGAATCAACTGGAAGAGTGGAGGACATCCGCTATCAATGTAAACGAGAAGTGGGCTAGGCAACTAGGTATCAATCCGTCTACAGCTATCACCTGCATCAAGCCATCTGGGACTGTGAGTCAGCTTACTGGAGTGGCTGGGTCTGGCCTACATCCCTCGTACTCCAAGTGGTACATCCGAAGGATTAGACAGGACAAAAAAGACCCACTCAATCAGGCTATAATGGACGCAGGGGTCGAGTATGAGGAAGACCCATACAACAAGGAGGCTATAGTGTTCTCCTTCCCTATGAAGGCTCCTGCTAGGTCCAGAACAAGGCATGATGTTACTGCTATCCAGCATCTTGAGATATGGAAGAAGTTTGCCCTTCACTGGTGTGAGCATAAGCCAAGCGCTACCATCTACGTTGGAGAGGCCGAGTGGATGGAGGTGGGGGCTTGGTGCTACAAGAACTTTGATATACTCAGCGGAGTAAGCTTCCTGCCAAGGGCTGATGACGCTCACTCATACGAATCCGCTCCTTATGAAGAGATAACCAAGGAAGAGTACTCTATGTTTCCAAGGACCACACCAATAGACTGGTCCTCGGTGAGAGAGGAGGAAGATAACACCATCGGTAGCCAAGAGTTGGCTTGCACCGGAGACAAATGTGAGATATAGCTATGCCAGATGATAAAAGATGGGTTTGTAATGACTGTGGTTACATTATGTATGGGGAAGAACCTGAATTCTGCGAGAGTTGCTACTTAGAAGACATAGAAGAAGACGGAGGTGAATATGAGTAACCCATATTGCAGATTTAATCACGGTAGGATGTTAATGATTCGAGGAAAATTCTCTAAACTAGATGGAGGGCTAAGACAATACTACCACTGTCGAAACTCTTCCTGTAGTTACACCGCGCTTGAGCCTAGATTTGATGCCAAATTTTTTAAAGAGTTCGGGGATGACTACTATGAAAAAAAGGCTATTGAGGAAGGAATGATGGGAGTTGAGGATGATGACAAACATCTTGCTTGCTCTAATTATCCCAACTGTGATACAGAAGGATGTGGAGAACACTAATAAGTGGGAGATACTATGAGAACTCAATACGAGTCAAAAGAAGACAGAGCCATAGAGCAAAAGCTGATAAAGGATTATGTGTCTACCAGAGCCTTGAAGCTTCCTAAATCTTATGGGTTTGATTTCATGGTTCAGCATGGGCCTAAACTTCCGGAAGTATGGGAAGTAAAGCGTAGAAAAAAGAAATACTCCACATGGTTTGTTTCTCTCTTAAAACTTTTAAAGGCACAGCATTACGAGGCGCTTGGTATAAAAGCGTATGCTCTTGTGGAGATTGAGGGGAAAGTTTACACACTACGGTTCACTGAAACACCTTACTATATTGAATGGGGTGGAAGATCAGATAGAAACGATAGCGCTGATCAAGAGCCAATGGTTCATTACAGGTTAAGCAATATGAAGGAAATTGTCTATGAATTTAATGATCATCCCTGATGCGCACGTTCATCCGGATTACAATAACGAGAGGTTCAGGGCGGTAGGTCGGTTGCTCATGGAAGAGCAGCCTGAGTGCGTGGTTTGCTTGGGTGATCTGGCTGACCTGCCGTCCCTGTCCTCGTATGATAGGGGAACCAAAGGGTTCGAGGGAAGACGATATAAAAAAGATGTTGAATCCGCTATCGACGCACAGGAACTCCTGTTCGCTGAGATGAACAGATTCAACTCAAGAAAAAGAAAGAACGGCAAGAAGCAATATAGGCCGCGCCTAGTGATGTGTTTAGGCAATCATGAGGATAGAATAACTAGAGCCATCAATTCTCAAGCGGAATTAGATGGGACTATCGGGATAGAAGACCTCCAGTATGAAGGGTTCGGGTGGGAAGTTGTACCCTTCAAGAGGTGTATTACGATAGGAGAAATCACCTTCTCTCACTATTTCACTACTGGAGTCTCCGGCAGGCCCATATCTAGCATCCACATCGGGCATACACTTGTCACTAAGCTTCATTGCTCCGCCGTTCAAGGTCATTCGCAT